GTCGCGCGTCGTCCAGAAGCGATACGCCGTCCATCCGTGCGACCAGCCGCCGAACCACATGTTGGCGTCGCTTGAGAGTCCGAAGTTGCAGGCGAACGCTCCCATCCAATGGAATGAGATGAACGCATCAGACCCGGCGTCACCGCTCCTCACCTCCACCGTGCCAACGCCGCCTGCCGTGCCGACACCAGTCCACGCTTGTGCGCTGGTGAATTGCCCGGACATCGAGCCGCCCGTTGTCGGCAGATACGCGCCACCGTAGTTGCGAGCATCGGCGTACTGCTTCGTCGAGACGTCATTCCAGTTGATCGGGTCGCGACCGAGAACGATGGTGCCGCCGAGCCAGAAATTTCCACCGCCATCGAACCGCGCGACGTTGCTGTTCGGCACGCCGTTGCCGTCCATGCCGCCGAACGCGATGTTGTTGTTGGTGTCGAGAAACATTCCCATCGCCCAGCCGCGATGCGTCGAGTACAGGCAGACCGATGGCTGATCGTAAAGTCCCGGCATCTGCGAGACGATGCGACCGTTGCTCGTCGTGATCGAGCCCCTGATCGCCATCCACCCGGAGACATACAGCGAGTCGGTGTTCAGCGTGCCAGCGAATGACGGACTCACAGTCGGCGCACGCGTCGTGTCGGTCGGATGCTGATGATCTCCGCGCGAGTACGCTTCGAGCGCACCGGGAGAAGCAACGCCATCCATCAGCGGCAGCGCACCGGATGCAGCGACACCACCTCCGCCAGCCGCAGACGTCGTCCACTTCACACCGTCCCACGTGAAGGGACCGAACACCTCGTTGAGCGCTGGCGCGTCTGGGAAGTTGATCATCTCTTCTTCCTCGTCGTCGCCTTCTTCGCTGGTGCCGCTCCGACTTCGAGCACGGCGACGCGCTCACGCAGCGCCTTCACTTCCTGCAACAGCAGCGGCACGAACTTCGAGTAGTCCACGCCCCACCATTCCGGCGTCGGCGTGTCCTTCGTTGTCGCCGTGTTCGGCAGAATGTGCCTCACCGCTTCAGGATAGATCGGATCGACCTGTTGAGCGATCACGCCATACGATGGCTCGCCGGTTGCCTTCCATGTGTAGTGCCACACTTCGATCTGATCGATGATCGGCCCGGCATCGAACGCCGTCAGGTTCTCCTTCAGCGTGCCGTCAGATGCTGTGCTGTATGCGACGCTGCTTGCGTTCTGGCTGATCGCGCCCACGACTGTGTTTACGGAGTTGTTGAAGGTGATCGCGTTCGGACTTCCGTCATCCAGCACGCGCATCGAGAGTCCGTACTGCTGACCACCGCCAACGAAATTGAGATAGGCTGAGCACGAGTAGTTGCCTTGCGGAAGATCGGGCCGAACATTCAACAGGCCGTAGGAGGTAAGACCGCCAGCCGTGACGACGCCAGACGGACCGTGGAGCGTGATCGTGACAGGACCAAGCGATAGATCAGTCGTCGGCGCTCGAACTTGAAACGACGGATTGCCTGCATCGCCTTGATAGCCAACGCCACCGTTGACATAGAAACCAAGCGGACCACCGGCTGCGCCTTGCCATCTCAAAGCGCCGCCACCCGATGGCGCACTCGCTTCGTATGGCAGCGTGACACTTGTCGTTGATAGCGGACCAGTCATCACGTCGCCGGTCTTCATCACCGCGAGCGAGACATCACCTGCGGGACCTGCGGGACCTGCAGGACCTTCGGGACCAGCGGGACCAGCGCCACCTGCAGGACCCATCGGACCAACGCTCGATGCGCTCACCCATTGTCCACTCGTGCCGTCGCTGTAGTAAATATAAAGCTGACAGCCTGTAGCGTCCCACCAGAAGTCACCGTGTTCTGGAGTCGGTGGCGGCACATCGCCGATCTCTGTCGTGCCACCCGGACCAGCGACACCTTGCGGACCCGTCTCGCCTTGAATGCCCTGCGGGCCTGCCGGTCCGACCTCACCTTGAACGCCTTGCAAACCTTGCGGGCCTTGAGCGCCAGTCTCGCCTTGCTCACCTTGAGCACCAGCGGGACCGACCTCGCCCTGAACACCTTGAACACCTTGCAGACCTTGCTCGCCGGTCTCACCGATTGGACCTTGCGGACCTGTTGCGCCATCGACGCCGTCAGCACCCGCAGGACCTACTTCACCCTGAACACCCTGCACGCCTTGCGGGCCAGTCTCGCCGACAGGACCTTGCGGACCGACGTCGCCAGTGTCGCCCTTCGGACCAGCGAGACCAGTCTCGCCTTGCGGTCCTACATCTCCGGTGTCTCCCTTCTCGCCTTGAATGCCTTGCGGACCTTCGGCTCCTGTTGGTCCTGCCGGGCCTTGCGGTCCTGCAACTCCATCAACGCCGTCAGCACCGTCTGCGCCCGGTGCACCTGTTGGTCCGACTTCACCTTGCGGGCCTGTAAGTCCTTGAGGACCTGTCTCGCCTGCAGGACCAACAGGTCCAACGGGACCTTGCGCTCCGACTTCACCTGTTGGCCCTCTCCCTGACTCCACCCACTGAAGCGACGTTCCGTCATCCATGTAAACGAAGATGATGCCAGTCGTCGTGTCGAACCACATCGTGCCATCGACAGGATTGAGCGGCGGCGCGTCGTCGGTCCAGATCGCATAGTCACCACCGCCGCCCTCGCCGACGTGATCATCGACATACTGCTTCGTTGCAATGCCGAGAGGATCGACAGGATCGCGCTCGACCAATCCGAGACCAGTCGCGCGAGCGATCTTGATCGGCCTGCCAAGCGGCAAGCCGTCGTCGTCGTAGCGCTCGATGTAGAGATCGTCACCAGCGCCATCGAAGCCGACAGCCCATCGCCCTTCGAGATTGATCTTGTCCGGCATCGTCGCCGACACCTTGCCGTCGATCCAGTTGCCGACCATCACCGCGTGCGTGCTGACTCCGTCATGACGCAGCAAGCGCAACGTATCTTCGAAGCTGACCGACCACGTCACGATGCCGCCGACCTTGCCGACCAGCGATGCGTTAGTCGTGGTGTCGGATCGATCAAGCACAAGCTGCGGCGCGTTCTTCGTGAGCACGAGATCGCCGGTCATCGTATCGCCGCTCTTCATGACGAACAGCGCCGGGTTCACAACGTCGAGCGATGAGCCCCACACCTCGCCGTCCCACATGTATTGCGGCACGCCGGGAATCGCTGGCGTCGGATAGACTTCGCCAATGATCGGTGATGGTGGAAAGTTAAAGCCCATCGACTCTCGCCTCCAGTGCAGTGATGCGTTCGAGCGCAGCCTGCAAAGCCTTCGTCAGCATCGCAATGTCAGCCGCAGGATTTGCAACGGCCTGCACCCACGCTGTGCTGTCCCCATCATTGAAGCGCACGTAGAGCACGCCATTGCTTGAGCGCCACCAGAACGAACCATCCGGCGCATCGACCGGCGCACTGTCGGAGATCAGCGCGTAGGTCGGCGGACCATCCGCGCCTGCAGGTCCTTGCGGGCCTGCTGATCCATCTGCGCCTGCAGGACCTTGCGGTCCCGCTTCGCCCGCAGGTCCCGGTGCTCCATCAACTCCGTCAGCGCCCGGTGCGCCGTCAGCACCAGCCGGTCCAACTTCGCCCTGCGGTCCAGCAGGTCCCGCAACGCCTGCAGGTCCGGTCTCACCTACTTCACCCTGCGGGCCTTGCGCACCTGCCGGTCCCTGCGGGCCAGCCGGGCCTTCATCGCCTTGAGGGCCTGCAACTCCATCTGCACCGTCAGCACCCGGAGCGCCCGCAGGTCCGATCTCACCTTGAACACCTTGCGGCCCTTGTGGTCCCACTCCGCCATCTGCACCTGCAGGACCAGCCGGTCCCGCTGGACCTTGAGGACCTTGAGCGCCTGCTGCATTCGAGATCACCCACTGCGATGACGATCCATCATCTTCAACGTAGTAGACGAACATCTGACCGACGCGCGTGTCGAACCAGAGATCGCCATCGATCGGATTCGCTGGCGGCGTGTCCGATGTCGTGACGCTTGCGCCACCACCTCCACCACTACCAATCCTCGCATCGACGTATTGCTTCGTCGCCGCTTCCATGGCGGTGACAGGATCAGCGGGCAGCACCACCGGCACCGTCGCGCGGATGTAGTCTTCGTTGACCTCGAACTTGCTGACTCGCTTGATCGAGATGCCGATGGTCTCAGCACCTTCGACAGGCTCTGATCCGTACAAGCCGGAGCCGTACATCGCAGAGAACGTGTAGCCCGGTGACTGCGGCCTATCGCGCGGCAACTGCAACTGGTTCGAGAACTGATGCGGGCCGTTGGTCTGGAAGGTGGCGACCGGCCATCCATCCAAGAACACCATCAGCGCTTGCCAGTCCGGAATCTCATCGACCGCAGCGAAGCCGAAGCCGGTGTTCTTCCTCGCACCGAACGTCAGCGTCGGCGTGCTGTCATCCGGAATATTCTCCGGCAGATGCAGCTTGCCGGTGAGCGTGCCGCCCGTCAGCGGCAAGTAATCTCCAGTTACTTCACCGCCGCCAGTGTTCGATCCGATCTGCACCCACTGCGATGATGTGCCGTCGTTCAGTCGAACGAAGAGCGTGCACGTGCGCGTGTCGAACCACAGCGTGTTATCGCGCACGCCTTGCGGCGGAGAGTCCGACGAGATGACAGGCCACTGCGCTTCGACAATCCACGCAGCACTCGTGCCGTCGTCGTAGTAGATGAACATCGTGCCCGACGATGACTGCCACCACAGATCACCGTGCACAGCCGTCGTCGGCACTGTATCGGAGATCGTGACACGTGCACTGCCACCTCCACCGCCTTCGCCGTGGATGACCTCCTGCCACGTCGCGTTGATGCGCCCGTAGATTCTCCCGTCGATGGGTGCCTCTTGCACCTCACCGGGTTGACCCATCGCACCTTGCGGACCCTGCGGACCGATGTCGCCCTGCGGTCCAATCGGGCCAGCCGGGCCGGTCTCGCCTTGTTCGCCTTGCGATCCTGATTCGCCCTTCTCGCCCGGAACGCCTTGCGCACCTGTCGGACCCGGCTCGCCCTGTTCGCCTTGCTCACCCTGCGGACCGATTGCGCCGGGCATTCCCTGAATGCCTTGCGGTCCTCGATCACCAACTGGCCCTTGTGGGCCAGTCGGGCCTTCAGGACCCGGCACCGTTGACGCAGCGCCTTCAGGACCCGGAGGACCTTCAGGACCTTGCACACCTTGCGGCCCCTGCGATCCGGCCATGCCGGGCGGGCCTTGGATGCCTTGCGGACCGCGCGGACCTTCGAGCCCGTCCTCGCCATCGACGCCATCGCGACCGGGCGGACCCTGCGCACCATCGACGCCATCGACGCCGTCGGCACCTGCCGGACCCGCGACACCTTGCGGACCCGGTGCACCGTCAGCGCCGGGCGGTCCCTGTTGTCCCTGATCGCCCTTCGGCCCCTGCGGTCCGGGCACCGTGCTATCGGCACCAGCGACGCCCGCAGCGCCTTGAGGACCCTGCGGCCCTTGCGGTCCCTGCGCTCCCGTCTCTCCCGGTGAGCCATCGACACCAGCGACACCAGCCGGACCTTCGGGACCACGCGGACCGTTCGCGCCTTGCGGGCCGGGCGGTCCCATCGCTCCCGGTGCGCCATCAATTCCATTCGTGCCGTCGGCACCCGGCGCACCGTCGGCACCAGCCGGGCCTTGCGCACCAGCGACGCCTTGCTCGCCTTGCGGTCCCTGCACGCCATCGACGCCGGGCGGACCTTGCGGACCGGGCGGACCCATCGGGCCGACCTCGCCGCCGCCCTCGCCTGTGCCGGGCGGACCCTGCGGACCTACCGGGCCTTGCTCACCCTGCGGGCCTGCAGGACCCTGCACGCCCTGCACACCTTGCGGTCCACTCGGACCAGCGATGCCTTGCTCGCCTTGTGCACCTGCATCACCCTTCGGACCCGCAGGACCCGGCACGGTTGAAGGCGGACCGACCGGACCCTGCGGACCCTCTGCACCGGCAGGACCCGGCACACCTTGAATGCCTTGCTCACCTTGTGCGCCAGCGACACCTTGATCGCCCTTCGCTCCCGCAGGACCTTCGACGCCTTGCGGTCCTGCAGGACCGGGCACCGTCGATGCGTCGCCAGTGTCGCCCTTCTCTCCAGTCAGGCCTTGCGGCCCTGCAGGTCCTTGCTCGCCCTGCGGTCCCATCGGACCAGCGACACCTTGCGGGCCAACTGGACCGGGCACTGTCGAGTCTGCACCCGGCAAACCTTGCGGGCCTTGCTCACCTGCAGGACCTGTCGCGCCGGGCGGACCGGGCACTGTCGATGCTGCGCCGGGCGGACCTGCAGGACCTATCGGACCTTGCGGGCCTTCAGCGCCAGCGGGACCGGGCACTGTCGATGCAGGACCTTGCGGGCCTTGCGGACCCATCGGACCTTGAACACCTGCAGCGCCGGGCGGTCCCGGTACAGTTGAGTCTTCACCTTGCGGGCCGGGCTCTCCCGGCAAACCCTTCGGGCCAGTCGCGCCGGGAGGACCCGGCACTGTTGAGTCCGCGCCCTTCTCACCCTTCGGTCCCTGATAGCCGCGATCACCTTGCGGTCCGACAGGACCACGCGGGCCGGTCGCACCATCGAGACCGGGATCGCCCTTGTCGCCCTTCTCTCCCTTCGGACCTTGCGCACCCTGCGGGCCTTGCGGACCAATCGGGCCTTGCGGTCCTTGCTCTCCTCCGGGCGTGCCGCTGAGCACACCATCGATCAACGTCAGGGGGGAAGCGACGACGATGCGCTCAGCGGGTCCTCTCGCTGGGGAGGTGCGACCAACGAGAGTGTTCGGATCAGACTCGATGACGATGTCGTCGTTGTAGTTCGAGAAGATGCCTTCCTGAACTCGATCACCGTTCTCATCACGGTGCAGACGATTGATCAGCCAGACGCGCGGATCGGCAGGCGTCTCGTGGGGAAGCTGACTCGCATCCCCAACGAAGCCACGCATCTTTGCGCGTGAGTTGCCATCAGCCATTATCCGGTTCTTCCGGTATCACTGTTGCCGGTGGCACGAGTGGCACGCCGCTGAGTTGATACCACGTCGGCAGATGATGCACGCCCCACAACGCTGGAGTCGCAACCTCTGCTTCAGGATACGGTGGATTGACCGGATGCTGGCGATCCTTGCCTTCGTCGATTGGCCCTCGATACATTCCTCACCACTCCTCATCCTGTTCTTCGATTGGAGCGTATCGATTATCATCGAACGGCACGAACGCGCATCTGCAATTCGGGTGACTCGGTATCAAGCCTTGCGCAGTGTCGATGTCGTATGGTCCCTCTTCAGCGATATCGTTGCAGTCGTCGCACACCTTGTCGTCGCCTGATGTGAGTACGTTGACCAGAAACGGTTCGCCCCAGATGCCCTTCTTCCGCTTCGCTGCCTTCTTCTTCTTCGCTGGCTTCTTCTTCGCGTCGTGCATGTGAGGCACTGGCATCCATTCCGGATTGACGCCGACCTGCTTGACGCCCTGATCCTTGTAGGCAACGAGCTTGCCCGCGTTCACCGCGCGGACCACTGCGGTGTTCACCAGCATGTTGAGCCGCAGCTTCGTGACCTTCTCCAGCACGATGCGCAGATCGCGCATCAGGATATCCGGTGACGTCTTGCGCTCCACGGCATCGCTCACGTGGCGCAACGTGCGTCGGATCGTTTCGTTCGCGATGCCCGTAACCTCGCTCATTACAGCGAATCCGTGCACGGCGTTGACGTCGTCGAGATCGAGGTGATCAAGCTCAGTGCGCAATTCCTGCGCCGCCTGTTCAACGCCCTTCTGCACAGCACGCTCGATCAGACTGCCGAGCCAGTCCGGCGGATTGAGCAACGCGCTATCGACCGTCGCCTGTATCACCGACTCCGTGCGCTGCAGCCGATGCGACGATGCCTCGCCCCAGTTGATCAGCGACATCATCGGTTCACGCTCTCGAAGCCCTGCGATGTCGCTGTCCACGATAGCCTGACGCATGCCGCGATGAAGCTCGAACACCTTGCGCGTGACCTTGCCTCGTCCTTCGCTGCGCAGGCTCAAGCTGCGTGTGGGATCGCGCGATCCTGTCATTGCTCTGCCGCCACCCACTGCGACGAATTCCCGTCGAAGTATTTCACGTAGAGACGCTTCGCAGCACTGGGACCTTCGGCGGAATTCCACCAGATCGATCCATCGGCAACGCCCTCCGGTGCGGTCTCTCCCGTGTAGGCACCACCGCCAGAGAACACGACGCTGGTCGATGGCGTGATCGATATCATGACTGAGACGTCAGCCGCCTGATCGGTTGCGTTGGCCTTCGATCCCGCTCTCACCTTGAGCCAGCCCAGCGCCTGCGTCCACACCTGCGCTACGTGGATCGATGTGCCGCGCCTCGCCGTGATCGTGATCTGCTGACCTTCGTCATTGACCAGATCGAAGTAGTTCACACCATCGACCGAAGTTTGAAACGTCATCACTGGCGTTGCGTGTTCGGTGTAGTCGTCGGGAATGGTGATGCGCACGACGCGACCGCCGGAGCAATCGACGCCTTCGGACAAGCTCTCACCGGCTGCGATGTTGGCTGAAAGGTTGGCGAGCATCACTTGTTCTCCCACTTGCTTTCGACGGAGTCATAGACCCACTCACCCGTGCGATAGATGCCGTCCTTCTCATCCTGATACTTCTGGATGCGAAGCTGCATGTCCTTGTAGTCCTCGAACTCCCAGTAGCCGGGACCGAACTGGCTGTAGTCCGGCGGATCAGGATCGTCGATCCACGGCGCGAAGTTCGGCTCGCTGCGAATGCGGCTCATAGCTTGATGCCCTTCTTCTTCGCGAGATTGATCAGGCTCTTCTCGTAATCGGAGTCACGCTCCTTCGGCATCACGCCCATTTGCTCCCACAAATCTTTCTCAGGCCACCA